CATCATGACCTTCAAAGCCTCTCTACTCCTCGGGACATCTATGATGACGTCCTCTTCTAATTGAAACTGTATCGTTTCAACTACGCCTCCGGCATGGATGCGGTCTGCAATGCGCGTAGCATCACTCAATGTCCGCACCCTCATGGCAAAAAGCGGTTGGTCGATCGGTCAAGAAATAACTTTGCCAAGCCCAGTTGTCCGCTGCCTCTCGGCTTCGTCTTTTGATTTATGATCCACGTCTCCCCATCACGGATCGGTGGCTCACCCTCACGCAAGGTCTCATTAATGGGTGGACGGTACACGAGAAGCATTGTGAAGGCTCTTCGATACCAAGCCTGACCGCCTGCCCATTCCTGCGGCAAAGCGGGTTTTTGATACCTCTTGCCCGAAGATGTCACCGCATCCGCATTAAGCTTGGCAATGTGATTGATTACAATGTCAATCCTCTCATTCTTCTGAGAGTGTTGGCGGATCTTCTTCAGCTCGTTGGTCAACCAAACATCTTCGCGTCCACCACTCGAACGCAAGTCTCTCCCTACGTCGTTCCAGGGGTCGAGGACAGTAGTGTCGTATGTGCCTTGCGAGGCTACGTCGTAGAACAGGTCGGGAGTAAACTCTCCCTCGAAAGCTTCCGGGTCGAAGAACCCAAAATGAGCCTGCACCCATTCGAGAGCTACCTCGAACTCCGGATCGGAAAGATGCTCTTGCTCTTCGCCTCGATAGTCTCTTACCCGTGCTGACACTCCGGTGTGCATCTCTACCAAGTCCAAGGCCAGCTCTGCGGCCCCGCCTTCCTCTCCCATGTACACAAAATGTTTCCAACCGTATCGTTCGCTCCATTCAGTTAAAAGCCATTTTACAAATAACGATTTACCATGATGAGGCGCACCCGCAATGAACAGCGGATACCCTTTCCTCGGTATGAATAGTGAATCCAACTCCGCATTCCCTGTGACACAAACTTGATCTCGGACCTCATTCCGCAACTCATAGATACGTGGCTTTAATTCTCGGACTTCTTTTGTGTACATCATACTCCAGTGTATTCATCGTTGAACTTGACCCGCGATACCGGAGTGCTCTGTATCATAGCTATGTTACGATACTCCTCGAATTTTTTTCCAAACAAAGTGGCAGGACGTAGGTGCATCCGCAACTTAGGCTCGTCTCTCCACGCATCAGCCATAACCTTGACGACATCAACGTAGTCCTGGACATCTCTATATCCTTTCTTAAACCATGGGGACAGCCCTTTCTTGATGTCGTGCGTTGTGAACTTCGTCCCAAGGATTTGATTCATCCCTCTCTGCACCTCAAGAACTACCTCATCAATCTCACCAGTGATCTCCTCGCAGAAAAGAAGGGGCAGTATTTCTCTGCCCCCTCCCGATACCAAGAAACTTGCAATGCTCTGAGCAATTTGCGTTTCCAATTTTAAGTCATGAATTACTTGTGGCATCGGTTGTCCTGCGTGAAGTTTTACGAGAGCTTTCAACACATCAAGCTCCGGAAATGGAAGCTTTGCAAGCTCTTGAAGGTCAACACGAATTGTTGACATTAGAAAGGCAGGTCGTCACTGTTAATCTTTGGAGTCGCCTCAGCATTTCCAGAGCCTCCCTTTTTGTTGTCATTGTGCAGATCCCAGTCCTTTGCATAGCCGATGATCTCTCCGCGTACCCCTTTGTCGTATTCTTCTTTAGGCACTTTCACCACGATCATCATGTCGTTGTATTGCTTGTTCTCCATCTCGATCACCCGTAGGTCGATGTAGACTCCCTTTTTGCCTTCCTTGTAATATGCCTTTGCTTCCCCCAGCTTCGTGAGGTTCAGGTTAAGGTCAATCATTCGTCGCTTGTCCATAGTGCTTACAGTTTTTGTAAATGAGTAAAATTGAATTTAAGACTTTCTGAATCTGTTGGTCGTTCACTTTCATAAGGTTGTCCACCTTTTTGACCCCATAGAGGACAGTGGCATGGTCACGACCGAAAAACCGTCCGAGGCGAGAGTAATTTTTTTTCTCGCGGTGGTACAGTACGTGCCACACGCACTGCCTCAGCTCCACCAAATGTTGTTCCCTGCACTTGCTAAGTATGTCCTCTACCTTGACTTTGTGATGCGATCCAATCAAAGTCAGAAAGTTGGCTACATCAATGTCCCCAGGCGACAGGTCTAACCCGGGATACACGTAAGGGCTGATTCTCCTATGATTCATGCAGATAGACTTTCTCGACCGTATCGCCAACTGTCAGATCCGCCATGACCCGGCATTTCTTTAGCTCGATGAAAAAGTTAATCTGATCCTTGATTTGTGTCTCGGAGAACTCATGTCCCATCGAACGACACTCCATTTGAATCTGTCGCCATGTAAACAATCCAGTAATCTGTTCCATCGCTTTCTTGATCGAAACGTAACGATGTAAGCTGTTTTCACTTGACTCGACATCCGTCGGTCGCTTGTGAACGGAGGACAATATGTCCTGAAAAAGTTGGTCAATCATTTCTGAGGTTTCTTGGTGAGGGGCAAGGTAGGAGGTTTTTTTGTCCACACAAGCCCAGGAGATTTTTTTTTTCGCACATCGTTTGGTTGGTACTTAATAGGTTCTTAGGTTACTTATAGGTAAGGGTAACAAACAAGGGAAATAGATACAGAATAGGGACACTTACTAAGTGCCGTCATCTCTCTTTCTCTCATAAGCTTCGTCTGCCTCATCTAAGATGTCACGAACTTTGCCGGAACCTCTACATGCTGGGCATGGGTCATAGCTTGGATATTCCCATCCCGTAACAACCTCTCCGGATCCGTCGCAGCTTTCACAAAGTTCTTCGTCGCCATATTCATCGACGATCCATTCATCTTTACTTTCTGCCATGGTCAAGGCATTTTTTTTTGAGGGGGTAGCTGCTCCCTGAACAGGCGGTATTTTGAAGATTCGTAGCTCCAAAGGGTTTTGGTTCTTGGATTGAAAAGAGCCTTAACCCCGTGTGGGATGTCATGGCCCGTTTCAAAACATTTGCCATCATAATTGGTAAGTATCTCTATGAGCATTTCTTGATGATTTCTGATGAAGATAAAACACGAAAAAACCCCGCCCTGGAAGGGGCGAGGATTTCGGGGTTAGTCGGTTACTTTTTGGCTTTGCGTGTCGACTTGAGCACGACCCAATTCCCGAGGCGCGTACCATCGTCGGAAATCATGACACGTTCAACGGTTTGGGCTATGTACCCTTTGCGATTCCAAAACTCCACAAAGCTTTGCGCGATGGTCTCATTTGGGCACGTGGCCGCGATTCTGTATCCTTGCTGTTTCATTTTAGGGAAGTTTCAAAGTTTGGGGAAGTCATCAAATAGCAGTCGAGCGAATTATTGAGGCACAAACGGAGGTCGCAAATACCGCGCTCGTTTAAGTACCCAGCGGCCTGTTCATAGATGTACGATTCCGCGTAATCATAGCCGAGGGTCACGGATTCGCACCGCACCAAATCGGTGATTTTTACACGCGCCCCGCGATGATTTGTAGGGCTGAGGAAGCGCACCGAAAACGTACGCTCATTGGGTTGTTTGAAGTAGCTCATTTTTTGAAGAAATTTTATTTTTTTTTTACGTCCACTCGATGAGGAAAGAGCACCCGTAGCGGCCCTCTGCATTGTACCCAATCGAATAGTGTTCAACGACTTCAGCGTCCACGTACTTGTGTCGGTGCATCCCGGCCATGACCCCGCAGAGGTCGAACACGTGGCAGTTGTTCACGCTGTCCCAATCGCAGGCGGCCCGGTACTCAAAAACGACGTACGCCTCCTGCCCGTTTTTGCAGTGCTTGATTTCCCACGCCCAATCCTCTGAATCGAGGTTGTTCCGCAGATACCAAAGAATCATTTGGTTCAAAAGGTCCATGTCTGAGTGTCTCATATTAGAAGTGTTTTCGTTTGACATTGCCAAATGTAGGCAAAACATCCCACAGAAAAAAGAAAAAGAGAAAGAAAGTTCAACATTGGAGGCGATCCATACAAGGCAGGACAAAAAAGGTACTTCGTGGATCCCCTGGGCATATGCTGATTCTGCCCCCAGCGCATCATTTTTTGAGTGTTCCCTTTCTGAGTGGTGCAGCGGCCATCTCCCCAGATCGGAAGAGCA